TAGACGCGGCGACAGCGGTCAAACTGCCGACCGCTAGCGGCCAGTTACTCGCTGGTTCTCGTGTGCTTCTCGGTCTTGAAGTGGCTGACGCAACACACGGTCAGGCCCACATTCACGTCTACAACGGGACCAGTAACCAAGGGACGCTTGTTGCCACAGCACTTCCCCCGAATGGGGAACATGACACCCGCTGGTACGGCCCAAACGGAATCAAGTGTCCAAATGGTATCTATGTAGAAGTTATTTCAGGAACACCTTCAGGTTCGTTGTTCTACAGGTAAGGATTCAACATGGCGTGGACATACAGCGGTAATCCGTCAGCGAGTGCGAAAGACGCTATTCGTTTCCTGATCGGGGACACAGATACGACTGACCAGTTGATCACTGACGAAGAAATCGCCTGGGTGAACACAGAGGCTTCTGGTACTTCGACAGCGACCACAGCACTGTACGACGCGGCCTATCGGTGCTGTATCACCATTGCGTCCAAATTGGCACGTCAGGCAGACAAGCAGATTGGTGACCTGCGTGTGTCCATGAGCCAGAAGGCTGAGGGCTATCGCAAGCAGGCACAGGAACTGAAGTCGCTGTCAATGCGTGAAGGTGGCGTACCGATTCCCTACGCAGGTGGTATCACGTTCTCTGACAAGGAGATTGACCAGGATAATAGCGACATCTTCGCTGGCTGGTTTGCGTCAGGTCAGTTCAACAATCAGCGTGACGGTGGCGGTCAGAACACTCAGCAAGGTATTCAGTATTTCGGTCCTGGGGCTGACACATGAGCCAAGCCAATCAGTTTCTAACTGATCTGAAAGACCTTGCTGTGTACACAGTGAACATCAAGGCGAAGTCGTCGCTGAACAACTATGGCGAAATCAGCAGGTCGGGTGCTGGCACTGACTACAAGTGTTATCTACACAAGATCACCACCAGTGACCGCAACCTGACCACAGACGGATCTGTGGTGGAATACCGCGTCTACATTGCGTCAGATACCTACACGCCCACTGTGGACGATCTGGTGACGTTTGCTGGCGTGTCACGACCCGTGATTGAAGTAGACATTCGCTTGGACGAGTTCGGTCAGCAGTTCGTTGTACTGGGTCTTGGAGTAGCGAGGCGCACCTAATGGTGAAGATCAAGATTGACATGGGTTCGCTTCGTGAAGTCCAACAAGCGTTGGCTGTGGACGCTGAAGGCGTGGGTCGTGCGGCTAAGGCAGGTGTGCGTCAGTTGGGTGAAGACATTCTGGCTGAAGCAGATCAGATCGTACCGTTCGACACAAGCGTGCTTGCTGGCTCACGAGCCATGAAAGAAACTCACTACGGCGACAAGTACACGGTCGAAGTTGGGTACGGCAACAGTTCTGTTCGCTACGCCTTAGTTCAGCATGAACGCTTGGACTTCTACCACCCACCCAAACCACCGAACAAGAGCAAGGTAGGTGGCAGGCAAGGCACTGGCCCTGGGCATGATCCTGTGACTGGGCGTGGACCCAAGTACCTTGAAATGCCGTTCAAGAGGCAAACACAGAACATTGAAGAAACACTGGTTGGGTACATTCGGGCGCACTACAAGTTGGGTGGGAAATGACAACCCTGGTTGATCTAGCGAACTATCTGGACGCACAGGTGACTGGCCTGACGTTGGGTACGAACCTGTTCATCGGTCGTATGCCAGACGACCCAAACGCCTGTGTCGCCCTGTACGAGTACGGTGGCACAGCCCCAGATCAGACAATGGGTGGCACTCTGCCTGTGCTTCAGAACCCCAGCGTTCAGGTGCGCGTGAGAGACACCGCCTATTCTTCAGCAGAAACGACAGCGAACCTATGCTTCGTAGCGTTGGAAGGGATCGTGAACGAAACGATCAACACGACCCGCTACAACCGTGTCACAGCGATACAGTCGCCGTTCCCGTTGGAACGTGACCCAGAAGACAGAATCATCTTCGTTCAGAACTTCGATGTGAAGCGCGTATTCCAATGAGCGTGGACCCTTACGCAGAGACACGCACGATCGCTGAGCGTGAACGCAAGACACGCACGAGTGTTCGCTGTGGCAACTGCGTGAAACTACTCGCGGAGATGGTCACTGCCCCTTGGCGTATTCGTTGCCCTCGTTGTAAGGAAATCAACGAGTCTGGCAACTAGGTCAGTTGTAAGCAGTCGCGCGCCAGGGAACCCACCCGTCGCCGTGTTTCTCTAGCGAGTAATAGAACAGCAACAAGGAACTACGCAGGTTCACTTCAGGAATGAACAGATCATCACAGGTCTGCGCCACGCCATAGTGAGGCAGGAAGCCGATAGGCCACCAGCGGTTCGGCAGAACCCACGACCCATTCACTTGAAGGTAGCCCCTTGACCCGCATTTGGTTGGGTCAGTGACATTGTGTGCGTCAGCACGACAACGGGATTCCCTGAACGCCACGCGGTCCAATTTGGGTAACTCGTGTTCAGGCCAGCCGATCTTCTGTGCGAGCATGACCACTTCAGGACACTTGGCCTGGAATGGGATCACGAACGGCGGTTCTGCGGTCGTTGTAGGGGCTGGGATAGTTGTGGTGGTCGTCGCAGGGGCTGTCGTCGTGGGGGCTTCGTGGGTGACGGGAACAGTGGTGGAAACAACAGGAGAGGCGTTCCCGCCACCACACGAAGCGATCAGGGACAGCACCGCGCCAAATGCCAAGGCGATCGGTTTCATGTCAGTTATGTTACAGCGTTTCTGTGAGGGGCTTCAGTCGGCTTGTGTGCCTGATAACCAGACAGCAATGTGTTGAAGGCAGATTGTTGCGCGTCGTGACACGACGCTAAGCCTTATCGAAGAAGGGTGGTGGTAGGCGTGTCCAAGAAACAACCAGACACGCCTACCACCAAAGTGCTATCCGTTGAACTTGTTCCGATGTGGGGGACTATCGAAACGAGCCTTGGATAGCACATTCATGGTCAGCAATGTGACCATAGCAGGGATCACAGCAAACGCATGATCAAGCAACATGGCGCAGGAAGCCACGAACCCAATCCAGTTCGCGCCGATCACTAGCGACACCCAGCGTGGCGTGTACTGCGTCTGAAAACCTGGGCGATAGATCGTTGTCTGCGCGTGACTCACAGCGAACCACCCCTATTCTGGAAACAGCCAAGGGCTTCAATGATGTGGTGGAAGTAGTCGCCTGATTGGGCGAAGAATCCTTCGTGAGTAGCAATCACGTTCCACACTACGAATGGGTGGAACTTGCCAGAGCGCGCACACACTGCCACCCAGACTGCGAAGGTTTCGCCTGGGTCGCGTTCTGCGATTTGGGTACACGCCAGGACAATCGCCCCGTTTGCTAGTTGAGTGCCTACCTGAAGCGTGTCGCCCATCGTGTAGGTGGTCATGCGTTCGCTTCCTTCTTGATTCGGGCGATGGTCAGCAGGGCTTCCCGTGCGTCCCACAGGTTGAAGATCACCTTGCGATCATCAGGGTGGTCGTCGTGAAGTCCGACTTGGTAACTGTTGAGTGCGTTCAACAGCAGGGTGATGTGCCTGCTGATGGTGTCGCACGCCTGTTGTTCTTCAGTGGTCACGTTGCTCTCCTTGGGTAGTTGATTCCACTATCGTCATTCTAAGCAGATAGGTGTAGCAGATTCAAGCACCCCTGTAGAACCCCACTCTGACCAGGAGTTACAGCGTCCAGACGCAGGCCAGTGTTACCTTGGGGCAGTCAGCAGTGCGCTTCGTCGCCCCAGGTGTCCCTGTGACCATCTCGCACGAGTGGTCGCAAGGCGTTCCCCAAGGGAGTTCTATGCGATTCAAGGTCACTGGTGGCGCAGATGGTGTCAGCGGTATCGAAGTCGCCAACAAGCGATACGAACCAGGCGAAGAAGTCGAACTGACCGCGAAGCAGGCTGACTGGCTGGTGGACCAGGGTTACCTGGAACCAGCAGACGGGTCGAAGAAGTTTGTGAAGACTGCGCCTGCCCCAGAACCTGCCCCTGAGCCGACGACGGTCGAAGTCGTCGCTGACGCGTCAGACGACGCAGGAAGCGAGTCCTAATGCCCACGTTCGTTCACGGCAAAGGCACTGGTGTTCTTCTTGACCAGTACAACCTTTCCACGTTCTTCAACTCTGCTGACGTTGCTCAGACGATTGACGTTGCTGAAACGACTTCGTTCACTGCGTCGTCTAAGTCGTACATCACGGGTCTTCAGGACGCAACGCTAAGCCTTAGCGGTTTGTATTCGCAGGACGCTGGCGGTTCTGACGCGGTGCTTCAGGGAATCCTGGGTTCTGCGACGACCCCGCTGGTCACTGTTGCGTTTGAGTTCGGCACGATTGGCAAGCGTTGTGTCACTGGTCGTGTCCACGAAACGAACTATTCGATCAGTAGCCCTGTAGCAGACGTTTCATCTGTGACTGCCGATTTCAATGCTTCGACCGACGCAGTTGCCAATCAGGTGTACGGAATCTATGGCGGTGTCATGCTGACCGCAGGCACGTCCATTGCGTTTGGTTCGTTGGGCAACCTTGCCAGCGTGGATAACGGTGCTTCCAGTTCGGCTGGCGCAATGGGTGTCCTTCATGTCACTGCGAACACCATCGCTGGTGGCGCAACCACAATCAAGGTCCAGCACTCTACTGACAACAGTAGTTGGGCCGATCTGATCACCTTCACCGCTGTCAGTGCTTCAACCCTTACCAAGCAGTTGAGTCCTGTCACCGGCACGGTGAACCGCTATGTGCGAGCCACAGCAAGCACAGCGGGTTCGTCTGGT